CGGATATGTTCAACGAGATGCCGCAGGAAATTCTGCAACCGTAATAAACCAAAATGGTTCAGATATATTACTTGTCGGTGATACAAATCATAGTGATGAAGTTCATATAAAGTCTGCTAATAGTAGAGCTTACATAACGGGTAATAGTGATACACCAGAATTTGGTCTGAAAGAATCTAATGGAACTTTAAGATTCTTTATGAAATATGATAGTGGATTGATAATGGATTCAGATTCAACATTTAGTATTCGAGCAAACAATACTGCAGGAGCAAAATTAGAATTAACAAATGCAAATGGTATTATGAAACTTTATACTGGAACTACTGCTTATGGTCAATTTGATGGAACAGGAACAGACTTTGAAATTAAGAGTATGGTTAATAATGCCGATATGTTCTTTAGAGGTATTGATGGTGGTGCCGAAATAACAGCTATGGACATCGATATGAGTGATGGTGGTAATGTTTATTTGAGAGCAGATAGTCGTAAATTATTACTTGGTGCTGGTGGAGATTTATCATTATATCACGATGGTAGTAATTCGTCGGTTCAGAATGGAACTGGAATATTATACATTAATAATGTTGCAAACGCCGCTTTACAACTATCTACAAATAATTCACCTAGACTAACCATATCAGCTGATGGAGCTACAACACAAATATGTCAGGCAGCTGCTCAAGTTTCAGCACTACATTTACACCCAAGAACTGGTGATAATAGAAAATCAATGAAAATTACTGGAGAACCTTATGATGAATCAAGAGAAGATGTAATTATAATTGGTCTGGACGCTCAGTCAGGTGTAAATGAACTTCACATTGGTTCAAATACAAGTGCTAACGAAAGTCCAAATACTATTACTATGTATACTGCTTCAGGACCAACAAGTGCAACAAATGTAGCTCACTTCAAAATAGATACAGACGGAACGCTAACAGCAACCGATACATCTATTGGTGCAATATCAGATAGAAGAGTAAAGAAAGATATAAAAAACTTTACTGGTGGATTAGATTTAATTTCCAAACTAAAACCAAGAACATTTAAATGGCGTGAACCTGAAATACACTTTGATGGTGTAAGAAGAGGATTTATAGCTCAAGAAGTACAAGAGGTTGATGAGTATTGGATTAAAGAAACTGAAGTCGAGTCAGATACTGCAGACTATAAACACGTAGCAGATACCGATGGAAAAAGTCTTGTATCTAAATTGAGTGATAAAGACGCAATGTATGTATCAGCTATACAAGAATTAAAACAAGAAATAGAAGAATTGAAACGTAAGATAGGAGAGAACGATGGCAATTAGTTATAGTTGGAATTGTAAAAATGTAGACACGTACCCAACAGGTTCGGATAATAAAAATGATGTTATACACACTATACATTGGGAATACAATGGAAAAGAGGGTGAACATTCTGCACAAGTGCTTGGAGTAACACAATTAGATACTGATGATTTAAGTAGTTTTACAGAATTTTCAAGTTTAACCAATAGTGATGTAGCAGATTGGGTTGAAGACACAATAAGTTATACTAAATTGACAGAGATGAAATCAACATTAGACGCAGAAATAAATGAAAAGAAATTACCTACATCAGTAAAAAAGCAGGTAGCTGACTAAAGGTTTTTATTAAAAAAAATAAAAAAATATTTTAAATTATAGGTTTTTGAACAAATACTTATATACTTATATATAACTTAAACAATATAATAGATTAACAATTTAAGGAGTTACAATGGCAAAAAACAAAGAAATAAAATTCACACAAGAAGAATTAGATTCATTGACAGGTTTGAGAAATTCTTATGCTCAACTTGAACTATCTCTCGGTAGAGTAGAGATAGCTCGCATGCAATCCGAGCAAAGAATGGAAGACCTTTCAAATGAAAAACTTCGTTTAGAAACTGAATACAATGAAACACAAGAAGACGAAAAAACTCTTGTAAAAACATTGAATGATAAATATGGTGCAGGAGCTTTAAATCCTGAAACAGGTGTATTTATTCCAGAAGAAGTTTCAAAAACTGAAGAATAATTACTCTTGTAGGTGATTTTTGAAAAAACTGTATGATACTTATTCTTACCATACAATTTTAAATTAGGAGAAAAATAATGGCCGAAAGAATAGTAAGTCCTGGTGTTTTTACCAGGGAAAAAGATTTATCATTTTTACCACAAGGAATTGGCGAAATCGGAGCAGCTTTAATAGGCCCAACAGAAATGGGTCCAGCATTCGTTCCAACGTTAGTTCGTAATATGGGTGAGTTTGAAACAATTTTTGGAAAGGAAAATCAAGATTTTTATGTCCCTTTTACTGCGAAGCAATATCTTCGTAATACAGGAGCAGTAACAATCGTGAGAGTTTTACATTTAGGGGGATATGCAAACGATAGTCTTGTATTGTGTATCAGTAGTTCAGCAGGACATAAAGTCGCTGCAGTTCTAAAACCTTCACGAGGCGCAGCCGATATAGGTGCAGCTTCCGCATTTTCAACACCATTAAGTGCTTCAATATTAACAACAGCAGTTTCAGCTAGTGAATTTACATTACGAGCACCATTGGATACTACTGGCGCAGTAGCAAGCACTGCATTATCATTTGATTCAGGTTCAGCTAACTACATTACAAATGTATTTAGTGAAAACCCACAAGATACAAATCAACCACTTTATGTGTATTCTAATTTTCAAAACACACAAAACTTATTTGTATCTACTGGCTCACACGTAGCAGATGTAGTAACGGTTCAAAGTGGTTCAAGTGAAAACTTTTCACACGACTACAAGGTAGCAACAACACCATTCATTACATCACAGAAAATTAATTCCGTAACAAAAAATTTATTTAAAGTAAATACTCGTTCGCACGGAACTAATATGAATGCAAAATACAAAGTTGGTATTTCAAACATTAAACCATTTACTGATGTTGCAGGTAGTGATTATGGAACATTTGATTTGCAAGTAATAATTAACAATCCAGCTCAAAACGATGATGGAATAGTATTAGAAAACTTCCAAAATCTAACACTTGATGAGGATAGTGTAAATTATGTAGCAAGAGCAATTGGTGACAGAAACACTACTATTGATTCAGATGGTAAATTGACTCATAATGGAGATTATCCAAATCAATCACAATTTATTTTTATTAGTAATTATGATAATCTTGTAGGAATAGCAGAATCGCTAGTTCCTTTTGGATTCGCCGCACCAATACAACCACACGTTATTGATGTATCAACATCTTTACCGAGTGGAAGTACAGTAGCAGCATCATTTCCAAGTGCTTCATATCTTGGAACAACAAGTGGTGGAAATGGACAGAAAAATAATCGTTCTTCATATGACCAAAATGTTTACTATGGGTTTGACTTCAATAGTATTGATAGTCAACAATATTTGAAACCATTACCAGCAAGTGCAGCTGCAGGAAACAATATTACAATGAGTCTGGAAGACGCATTTGGTAACGATGGAGCTTCAGTATTGGGAACACAATACTCAGCAGGAGATAATCCACTATCATTATCGGGTTCAGATTACAGACAATTGAAATTCCAAGTTCCTTTTCAAGACGGATTTGATGGTTCAAATCCAGCATTGGAGAACAAAATTGGAACAAACATTGTAGCAGGAAATACTCAAGGGTTTGATTGTAGTGGAGCACTAACAAGTGGTTCAGTATCATTCAAAAGAGCACTCAACGCAGTATCAAATCCAGACGAATTTGATATTAACTTGTTAGCAATTCCAGGTATTATTCACGGATTACACCCAACTGTAACAAATCACGCAATTGATAAAGTAGAAGATAGAGCAGATTGTTTCTTTATCTTGGATGGTTCAAAATATGGAAGAACCGTTCAAGGAGCAAAAGATGATATCAAAGCAATTGATTCAAACTATGTTGGAACATATTATCCCTGGATAAAAATCTTGGATAGTGTTAAAGGTAAACCAACTTGGGTTCCACCTTCAGTAGTTCTACCAGGAGTTTTCGCAAATTCCGATAGAATTGGGCAAGAGTGGTTCGCACCAGCAGGATTGAATCGTGGTGGTTTAACAGAAGTGTTAGAAGCACAAACAAGACTAACTAACTTGGAAAGAGATGATTTATACGATGCTCGTATTAATCCTATCGCAACTTTCCCAGGTCAAGGTGTGGTCGTGTTTGGACAAAAGACACTACAAGGTAAACCAAGTGCATTAGATAGAGTTAATGTAAGAAGATTGTTGATTAACTTGAGAAAGTTCATCGCATCATCTTCAAGATTCTTAGTATTTGAACAAAACACAAGTCAGACAAGAAGTCGTTTCTTGAACATTGTAAATCCATATATGGAACAAGTTCAAGCAAATGCAGGACTGACAGCGTTTAGGGTGGTAATGGATGATAGTAATAATACTCCAGATGTTGTGGATAGAAACCAATTAGTTGGTCAGATATTCATACAACCAACCAGAACAGCTGAGTTCATAGTCTTAGATTTCGTAGTTCAACCAACAGGAGCAACATTTCCTGAGTAATTGAATTAAAAATCAACACAAGATAAGAAAAACCCCCAAGAAATTGGGGGTTTTTTGTTGTGTAATGGGAAAGAAAATCTGCAGGTGATTTACGCCAAATCACCAAAGGTTGTTTCTAATATCGTGAAACACTACATAACCCAAACCGATTCCAAATTATCGTAGTCATCGGCAACCCACGAATTTATATTTACATTAGTTCTAACATTGAAAATGGAACATTGTAAGACCTACCATTCATATCAACAACAGCTCTTGTCTGATTTATCTTCTTAACCACACCTGGTGTTCTCTTTGTCTTCTGAACTACATAGACATCAGAACCTACCGATAATGAAGTTTTACCTAACATAGTCTTACATTGATTTATATATTGGGATAACTCATTTAATTCAGCTAATGAATTTAATCCCCTAATTTGTTCTTTTATTATAACCATAGTTTTTTTTCCTCTTTATTAAATTTATTTTGGGTAGATAGCAAATGTATCAGCGTATTCAGCCAAACAATAACCTTGAGCTCTATCATAGCCGTATTGTGGCTTTGAACAACCCCTATACTTAATTCTATATTTACCAGTCATCATTATAGCCCTAACCACAGGATTCCACCTATAATCCATTGGAATACCTTTCCACATAGCATATTCGTTATCAGGAGCCAAGTAGTCATTTAAGACAAAAGCCGGTTGTTCTTGATTAGCTTCATATAAATACATAGGATTGTGAGTATATTGATAGACATCCATAGTAAATGTCCTATTGTCATAACCAAAAGCTCTCGGAACTTTCGTATCAGCAAAATCTCTTGGAGTAATACCTTCAGTATCACCCACCATAACACCTAAGTTTTCATCAAAGTATGGTGTATATTGTGTGTGTTGTTCTTTTAAATTCTCAGTCATATTTTTTCCTTTTCTCATTATCATTACACTATAATATAGTAAATCTTTTCATTAATGTCAAGCTTTTTTTTAATTATTTTTTATTGTTCTAAAGAATCTAACCACTCTTCAATCTCGTCGTGAGTCATTCTTCCGTCCTCTTCAAGATTTTCTCTCATCTCAGCTCTCGTTTGTGGTCTTCCAAAATTATAAACTGGCTCACCATTTCCTTGATTAGCATCGTAGTCAAGTTGATTCTGAACATTCAAAAACATCTCTGGATTCATCATAATTATTTTGTCCTTTCGTTAATCATTACAATATAATATACGCATTACGCACATCAATGTCAAGCTTTATTTTAATTAATTTAAAACTTTATTTAATTTATTAACTCTATTGATTATGTTATTTATATCTCTAATGGTTTTATCATCTAAATTATCATATCCCATTAGAATTGCAAACAACATATCAACTATTTGAATTGGTATATTTGTTTTTCCTATCATACCATAATATACAATGAACAAATGACAATGTCAAGCTTTTTTTCATAAAACTTCAATAAAACTTCTAAAACTATATCATATTAAAGATTCACTTTTTTCAACTTTCTTATATTTATTAATGTAATAGAACTAAACTCTATAGGAGAAAGAAAGTGGCTGAATTACTCGACCCAAATGATATATTTTTTACGCCGTTTGAACCAAAAGTGGCAAATCGTTTCGTTATGGAAATTGACGGAATACCAGCATATCTGGTTAAAACAATGGAAAGACCTACAATTAGTTTTGAATCAATAACTCTTGACCATATCAATGTAAAAAGATATGTAAAGGGAAAAGCAACTTGGGCACCTATAAATGTTACCTTATATGACCCAATCGTCCCATCAGGAGCACAATCGGTTATGGAGTGGGTAAGACTTCATCACGAATCAGTAACGGGTCGTGACGGATATTCTGATATGTATAAGAAAGATATTACTTTCAATGTATTAGGACCAGTCGGAGATAAAGTTGAAGAATGGACATTAAAAGGTGCGTTCATTACATCAGCAAACTTTAGTGATATGAATTACGCTTCAAATGATGTAGCAGAAATAGCATTAGCACTTCAATACGACTACGCAATATTACAATTCTAACGGAGAAAAATTATGTGGGAAGTTTTTAAAGATGAAAATGATTACAATGAGAAATCAATAATTGGTTTCGCATCATTTGCAGTAATGACATTATTCGCAGTAGTTGACTTAGCAACAGGAATATGGGGTCAAGATTTAGTTATAAATGATATGGTATACAACTCGTTTGTATTCGTAACATTAGGTTCTTTCGGTATCGCAGGTGCTGAAAAGATAATGAAAAAATAATAAGTTATTAATTCTTAATTAATCAAGGAGTAAACAAGAATGACTGAAAATCAGTATGGATTTCCTACTGAGGTTCTATCTTTACCATCACAGGGATTATTATACCCTGAAGATAGTGCTTTACGTAGCGGAACAATAGATGTCAAATATATGACAGCAAAAGAGGAAGATATCTTAACTTCCAGTAATTTAATTCAACAAGGTGTAGTTATTGACAAACTATTAGAGAGTGTAATCGCTAATCGTAAGGTAAAGGCAGATGACCTTTTAGTCGGTGATAAAAACGCACTAATGGTAGGAACTCGTATTTTAGGATACGGAAAAGACTATCGTGTAGAAATTACAGACCCCGATACAAAAGAAAGAGTAGAATACAATGTTGACTTAACGGGACTAAAACATAAAAAAATAAATAAAAAGCTCTATAAAAATGGTAATAAATTTGAATTTACATTACCTAATTCTGAAAGAGTTATTGAGTTTAAATTACTAACTCAACAAGATGAAAATGAAATTCAGAAAATATTACAAGACTATGTAAAAGTGGAAAAGCTAACTGGTGTTA